ACGAGCGGCTTAACCGCTTTCCCGCCGGCGTTACGTTTCATTGAGTTATAAGCTAAGAAAAGAAAATCCGAGATTCCCATTTTCTCGCTAGCTTGCGAAATCGTGTAACCAGTTTTCGCTTCCCATTTAACCCACTCCGGCGGTTGGACGATATAGGTTTCGCTAGATCCGTCCACGTGCTCGATTGTTATAGGTAGTTTCATGCTCCCGGCTCCTTTTGTTTATAGTGTTGGTGTAGTTACGCAAGTGAATGATAGCGAGACGGTTTGAGCGTCCGGCGCGGTTCCACCTGCGCTTGGGAAAATTGGTTGAACATCGAAGTTAAAAACTGATCCGGAAGCGGCCGTGAAAACTACCGCTAGCGGTGTATTTGGCGCGGTATCTGCGGCCGTCCATAACGCATTACACAATGAACCGCCGGCCGGCCAATCGGCTAGCATTTCGACCGCAAAAGTTCCCTGTGTATCGGTAGTAAAATAAGCTTTTCCGTCAAGTGTCTGATAAGTGTTAATCGTAGAATCGATTGTCAAAATCGCTGACGTAGCTTGAGCGTCAAAAGTGTCTCCGGCGATAGTGAAAGTAATATCTCTACCGGTTATAATTGTTGTTGGCATTTTTTCTCCTTAGTTTTCTTGGGTGTAATAGGTTGCGATTGGTAAATCGGCGGTTAGGAAATTACCCGTTCCCACGGTTGTTACTCCCGGACGTGTAACATCCCCGACTTCATAGCCTGACGGCATAGCTCCGAGAATACTTATCATTAATTTATTTAAATTAGCCCATGCGCCGGAATTAGTGTTATAAGCCACGGCTCCGGTTACTATTAAATTTACTTTTACTCGAACTTTGTCATGACCGATAATTACCGATTCGAATAGTGGCGATCCGGGCATGATTGTGCAAGCCGGAGCGATTAAAGCTTCCGGCGGTGTTGCATACACCGAAGCTCCGACACCGGCTAAAGCGGTGGCTAAAGGTTGTAAAATTTCCGATTCTATTGTGGTCATTGTGCAAAAATCTCTACGTCAATAAACGGATTAAGTAATGAAATTACGCGGTTCTGTAATGATCGCCCTAATACGAACGGGCTCGGATTGAAATCCACGTTATTAGTCATATTACCCGGAGCAATTACGCTTTGAAAGATTTCGGTCGAGACTACTAAAATCGCGGTTTGAATTGGCGGCGTATTTGCGTAAAGTTGAGCCGCACTAGATCCAGATAACACCGCGACACCTGCCGGAATAACCGGAATTACCGTAGCGGAGTTAGCGGCTACTTTGACGGCCGCAAAAGTATAGCCCGCGTTAATTGGCATTACATCAAAAGGAAAAGCAAAACCTACCGGATTACTTGCAATCACGGTATAGGTAGCGTTTAAAGCTCCTAATCCGGTAACTACGACCGATTGGCCTTGGACGAAATAGTTTTGTCTTTGAGTAGTAAAGTAAATCACGTTATCGTTAATTACATAATTTGTTATTGCCGCTTGGTAAGCCGTAAGCATTGGCAAAATAATTTCCTCGGCCGAAGCGATTATTTGATCTAAATAAGCGTCATCATAAAGAGAATCGGAAACGCCCAAAACGTCGCGTAACTGCGTCGCGGTAATAATAGGCATTTCCGATCCTTTCGTTCGACTCGAGCCCCCCGGGAGCGACGGGCTCGATGATTAGCGGGTGTTTATCAGGTTTGATTCCATACGGCACCGAAAGGAATTTTCGGAGCAATCGCCGCGTAGCCGTAGTAAAGAATGTCCACGGTTCCGTCGGATTGGATAGCGGTGCGAAGTTGGAAACGTGAGCTTTCGTACCATGTCCACGCGTCCGGATTGATTACAACCATTGAGAAATCGCCGGTTGAAGTTGTGCCGCCAGCGTTACCGATTGAACGGCTTACATAAAGATTTAAGCCCGGTGAAACTACGCCGCGAAGTGAATCGCCGCGAACATTACCGGCCGCGTTAGAAGGTTGCGCCGCGTTGTATAGCGGAGCTCCATTGTCGTTATAGCCCATGATATTTGTCCATTGTCCGGGAGATACCACTAGGTTGCGAGCAAAGCCTAGAGAAGCTGTGTAGGCCGCTCCTGCCGCTTGAGAAGTGTAAGCAAGGAATCCGGTGGCGGTGTTCGCATTTACTCCGGTTTGTTGTCCGGCTCCGAAAATAGTTCCGGTTGCGAATTCGTCGGTTACTTTTGCATAAGCGAATTCGAGATTTTGTAAAAGAGCCGCGATATATTCCGGACGAGATCTGTCAATCAATTCTACCGAAGTAATAGCCCGGCCTTTGAAGCTCTGTACGGGAACGGATAAGAAGGTCGCAGTAAGTTGTGAATCTGTTACTGCTGTATTTTCTGCTACGTTCGCAACGGTAGGTACGCCGGTTACACGCGGCAGCTCGAAGGTCATACCCTCGTTAATTAAAGTTTCGCGAGATAGCGCGTCAATCATTCCGCGATCGGCATTAGCTAGCGCGTTAATAACTGTTGTGCTTTGTGGTGTTGGAACCATTCCCGGAGCGGTTGAAGTTGTGTTATCTGCCGCTTTAATGTAAATCTTTGAATCATCATCATTTAGAACGCTAGCGCGTAGGAAGTGCTCTAGGTAGCTCTTCTTATCGACGATTGGCGAACGTGGTGAGGTATAGGCAACCGGCTTGTGAGCCGAAGCGAGAACTTCGGTAGCTTCCACCGTTGGTTCGGCGGGAGCGTCTGTAACGGTGTTGTCTGACACTTTTTCTCCTTCTGTTGTTGTTGGTTTTTCTGTCTCCGAAGCTCCCGATTCGGAATTCTCATTTTCACTTGCGGCTACATCGCTAACGCGAGCAGATCTAACGGCCGGCTCTGTAACTAGCGCGACTCCGGTTAATTCTCCGGATAAAACTTTCATAGTGCCGTCTTTTTGCATTTCGTAATCATCTACGGCCAATTCAATCGAGAAGCCGTCGCGTAGTCCGTCCATGGCCTCGGCGATAGCGTCCGTCCCGGCAGTAGTTCTACTAATTTTAAAACTCGCGTTAATTGCGCGATCTCCGTCCATTGTCATAGATAAAGTTTTTCCGATTCGACGGGTTGAATCATGCTCGAGATTTAGAAAAACATTTTTTGGCTCGATTGAACCTTTAGCGAAAATTACTTTTCCGGTGGAAGCGTTCGCGGGTTCATTAAACGCAACAATACGGCCGCTAATTGTGCGAGCGTCCGAATCTGCCGCGGTTATTGTCATTGGCATTGTTAGTTTCATAGGATCATATCCTCTTTTCTTTGTATTTCCTCGACGGATAAAGCACCAATTCGATTTAGCACTTCATAAACCTGCGCGCGTTCTATTGCGCTTCCTCTTAAATAAACGTCTAAATCAAAACGTGCAACTTGAGAACTTGGAGTAAAATCGGGCATAGATAAACGCTCTTCGATACTTGTCATAATTGGGATAAGTGAGAAATCTAGAAGCGATTGTTTTGCTAACGTCGCGTTAGAGTAAGTCATACTCGAACCGGTAGGAGCGTCTGTGAAATAGGCCGGAATTCCGATAGCCCTACTAAGCTCGGTCGAAATATAGTTTCTCGCCGCGTTTAATTGTAATTTCTCCGGGTCGAATCCCACCGCGTCTAAAGTAACGTCCGCATTTAAAAACGCGGTGGATCGATTTCGTCGAGCTTGACCCCAAGACTCGAGAAGCTTAGAAATACGATCAGCCGGGAGAGAAGCACCGTTAGATTTTAAAACCATTGTAGGCATTGGCTCGCGCGCATACATCGCGGCCGCACGTTCGAGTTCCGCACCGGTTCTAATTGTAGTCCCGGCGCGATTTAATAATCCTTCATCATTTCCGTAGAAAACTACGACACTTCCAATACCTTCATTCGGAATTCTATTTCCGTCGATTGTGTAATAAAGAACTTCGGTTCCATTATCATTTAGAAAAGTTCCCATACGAGTTGGAGCTATTCTTTCAATTCTTCGAACTCGAAACGTGTCGGAGTAAAGCTCCAAAATACGCCAATAGGCGAAACCCGTTAGGAGAATATCTTCGGCCGTCCAAACATAAGTCGCACTACCGGGAACGCGAGGATCGGGTGTGTTTATGACGCGCGGTGGATCTATGCGAACTCCGGTAGAGCGATCTCTTAGAATTATTGGCATGGCCGCAATACTTGAGCAGATTATATTCCTTGCGCGAGCGATTGTCGGAACGCTCATCGCTTCTTCTCTAGAAGCAGTATAGCTATAAGCATTTCGAACGCCGTAGAGTCCGTCCGAATTTGGATAAGGTGAAAGAGAAGCGGCTACGTCGCTAGTAGCCGACGGAGCGGCGTCGGCCGTTAATTTGAATCTATCGAATAAACCCATGGCCGGATTTTTTCAAACCTTTAGCACTAACTCACGAAAATATCTACTTCCGTCTCTTGGCGTGTCGCAAAGTGCGTAACAAGAGCCGTAGCTACTGCCGCGGGGATAGCGGCTTGAGAAGCTCGGCGGCCGAAAATCATTCCACCGTCTCCCCTTGGAAGCTTTACGGTAGATAGCACTTGCACGTTTAGCGATTCTTGATTTAGGTGCCTAAGTCTGCCCGAGTTAATAGCCGAGAGCATTTCATCGCAACTTTGAGGATAATCGGCGTCCATTTCGTAGATCCGAATTCCTGCCGGTTGTAACCTCGCCGCTACCGCGCCGCTAGTTCGCCGGGAGTAAGCGACGTGCTCTATCGAATACTTGCGGCAATACTTGGCCGCTTCGTTAGCGATAGCTCTATCGTCTAATTGTAAATTGTTTTCCCAAGTGTGGAGAAGTTTTACAAGGAATCGCTCATCGCCTAATTTTTGAGCTCCAACTAAAGCCGCGTGTTTTCTATCCGGGCTAAGATCAATAGCTAGCCAAGTTAGCTTCTCCGGATCTAAATCGCCTTCACTTTCCGCACAATTAGCCCAAGATTGAGAATCGACCGCGCTTTGAATTGTTTGAACCCACCTCGATAATACTTCCGTCATTACTACGTCTCTAGGATCGTTGAAGGTCGAAATCAAGTTATCCGGGTGTATCGTGTGGCCTAAAGCCGGATTAGCGTAAGCGGCATTTTCTAGAGTTATCTCATCGGTAGGAGAGCTCCACTCGAAATAAGCCGCGTCATCTATTGCGCCACCATTAGCGGCGATAGCTCTTTCCCGGAGCGAATTAAGAATTTGGCTATGTTGATCACCGGCCGAGCTAAATCCCAAAACTTGCGGATTCTTGGCGGCAAGTAGGGTGTAACGCAGAGAAGCGAAAGATTCTAGATCGTGCATTTCGCGAAGCTCATCGAGATAAACGGTTTCCGGTTTTGATACACCGCGAGCGGATGATCCACCGGCTTTAATCATAAATCGATTACCGTTAAGCATTTGGATTTCCTCGGCTCCATGACTCCAATAGATCCGCTTAACTTGCTTAGCTAAAGAATCGTTAGCTTCTATCATCGAGACTATTGTCCGGAATTGCTCGAAGCTAGTAGCCAAGCGGTGAGCCGAAGCAATTTGTAACGGCTCTTCAAAGAGATACAACCCGGCTAAGATTCGGATCATCATCATTGTAGATTTTCCGGATTGGCGGCTAACCACCGTTGTAACTATGGGATGAGCCCACCTAGAATCCGGCCGAACTTTTAGAGCGTGTTCGAAATAGAATTTCTGCCAAGGCATAAGCTCGATAGATAATTCTTTAGCAAAATCAAAAACTTCCGCGCCTCTAGACGGTAAATCATTGAGCGGCGTCGAGATTCTAGGCGTCGCGTGGCCAATAACCGGAGCTAATGACGGAACCAAAACCGATCTAGCCCGATCTAAATCGATAACGTCCGCATGATGACTATTTTCGTCCGACTTAGCTTTAGTCATGACTTATGCTCACGTTTTGGGGGGGATTTAGTCCATGGAGAGTCGGGGCTCTCCT